AATCAATTTCAGAAGTGCCGAGCTGGATAAGCTCAAGCTGAAGGTTTTGATTTTTTCCGAACTCATTGTTTATCTCCGTATCAAATTTAAATGCGTCTGTTATTTCTATTTGTTGTATAATAGGTTTGTTAAGTATTTCTAATGAAAGGACTATTCCAAAACCATGTACAAGTTGCTTACCTTTTGGTATTTCAAGTTTAGGACTCTCTTTGCTCTCACTCTTTTGTTCAGTCTTTGGTGGGTCTTTTGGGCTATCTTCTTTTGTTTTTGGCTCGCTTTTAGCTTCTTGTTTTGGTTGTTCAACCTCAACGGCAAGAGGAGATGAAACAATATCAGGAGCACTGTTTGTAGCTATCCCAGCAGGTGGAGTATTGATAGGGTTAAGGGGTGAGCTAGGGCTAACTGGTGAAGATATGTTAGTGACGTTTGTAGCACTCTTAACACATGTATTATTTGTTTCTACCCAACCACTCCATACAGGACTTCCGTATGGGTCAGGGCAAGATGAAATGTTAGTTTCTGTAACAGAGCCTACATAGTCTGCTTGACAGGCTACTTGTCTAGTTTCAACAGAGCTTTGACACGTTGGAGGGTCTGGCGTGCAATTGTTGCTAGTTTCTGTCCAAGCTGACCAGCTTTGCGTAGAACAACTAAAGTTCCTGCTTTGATTAACAGCACCGCTATAATGAGGTAACGTACAAGCAGTGGTTTGATTTTCAACCAAGTCTGAACAAGCAGGTGTTTGATACGCACCGCAAATTGGGTCACTTGGGTTATAAGATACGCACCAATAGTCTTTAAGTGCAATTTGTGGATTAATGCCATGACATACGAGAGAACCTTCAAGCATATAGCCTTCAGGCGTTGGAGTATAGTTGCAATACCAAGCATAAGCATTATTTCCTTGTAGAGATAGAAGTAGTAATAGGCTCGTCAGGAACAAGCGGTATCGTGTATGTATCGCCATATAGTTTCTTAAATATAGAAGGGTTACGTTCATACCAACCACGTTTAGCAGCGTCACCTATAGAACCGTTAATAGGGCATGGTGAACCTGACTGTATCATAGCTTCAAATACTCTATCATCTTGACAAAGAATAGATACTGCTGCAACTTTAAGACCTAAGTCATTAAGAGTTTTAGCTAGTTTAATACGTTCACAATTAACGTCTTTATAGCCAGAGCCACCACTTAAGCCAAAAAATGTAGATGATACAGAACCACTAACAGGTACAATACAAACGTCTTGGCTAAAGGCACTTATAGAAGGGCTAATGGCACTAGGTGGTGGTTGACCTTTGTAATTAATAGTCGTTGTACTGTCAGCTTTAGCATCCATAGAAAGTGCTAATAAAACACCCATAGACATACCTAGAATTAATGCTACTAAGTTTCTTAGTGACTGCATTATTTCATTCCATTGGTTAGTAGATATACAATAACGAAACCTGCTGTGCCTAATAAGATTTGTTCTAAGCGTTTGAGTCTTGCATTTATTTGTTCATAACGTAAAGCACATAACTCTTCGTGTGTACTTAATCTTGATTCTACGTCTGACTTCACCATCTTATCCTTTCGGAGCATTATATAAGTTTATAGGGGGTAAGTATAAATCGTGCCACTCAATCATAGAAGACTCTTGTAGTCTTCAGGATTGGTCATGTATGGAGCTAATAATCCAGCAGCATTTAGTGGAGCAGTACTGCCTTGAATTGTTCTGATACCAGAATAAGGATTACCACCAGTTTTAACTAGATCTAAAATATTCTGGAAGTTTTGTTTTCCTAATTGACCAGCAGCCACTCTAGATGCACCTTTAAGTGCTGGAACAGTTTTTGCTCCAATATATGCACCTATGGGACCAGCAACAAGACTTCCAAATTCTGGACCGAAAGCTAAACCAGATAAACCTCCGCCAACTAAGCCACCACCATATGAATATCTTTCGCCTTGAGCAGCACTACCAAATGATCTTAAAGTATTTTCTAATCTTCCGCCTTTAGCAGCATTTTCAATAGCCTTAACTTCTTCAGGAGTAAATCCACGAAGTTTATCTTTGCTAGTAGCTAGGTTTTTAAACTCTGTTCTTAATTTTTTTACAACTTCTACATCATCAAATGAATCAGTAGCTTTAATGCCAGCTTTTCTATAAATATCATCTAGCAATTCTGATTTTCTTGCTTGTTTCCATAAGTTTCTAGCTTGAGGAACTAATTGAATAGCTTGAAGATCACCTTGAGCTGGAGCAATAAGTTTAGAAGCATCTAAATTATCTACAAAGTCATCTAGTTCTTTTATAATGTCACCAGCAAATTTACTTTCAGACATATTTTTAGATAGTTTAATTTCAGAAATACTTGACCTTAAGTCTTGTAATTTTCTTAAATTCATTGCTGATCCTGTAGCTTCATCTAATTGATTAATAGCATCTACAACATTAGGTTGTCTAATTTGTCTAATTTTGCCACCAATATCAACTTTAATTTTATCAACCAATTGACCAAAAGGTTCTGATTTAATTAAAACCCCAGCATCATCTATTTGGTTATAAAGATTACTTGCTTGTTTTTTAATTTCTGCTGCAGCTGGAACTTTTGCTTTGGTTCTATACCCAATATTTGCAACATTAGGCAGCAATGGTGTAGGAGCAATTTTAGACGTTTCAACTACATTTTGAATGTTTTGTAAGTATTCTGGAGCAACTTGACCACGAGGCTGATAAGTCAGTGCTTGTTGAACTTGTTGTGCAGTTTTTTCAGCAGTGCCTTTACCAAAGTCACCAGTCAATAACTCTCTACCTACACCAGCAACGTTACCTGCAAATTGACCTAAAACACCAGTTCCTGCAGATAGTGCAGCCTCACCTACGCCTAATGCTTTTTGACCAATGGATGGTTGTGGAGGTTGACCAAAGTTCTGTTGCGCATAAGCTAATACTTCAGCTTGAGATGCACCTTCTGGTGCTGTTACTTCAAACAGCCTTCCGTCTGGAGCAGTAATTTCAAATCTAGGCATTATCTAATCTCCCTAATTCCCCAGTTTCCTTGTCTACCTGATGGGCTATTTAATGGAACATCTTTAGCAGATGTTGGAGCTTTATAAGTTCCGCGTTCATATTTATTTTCTATAATAAACTCTGCTGGTCTATATGTTCTATTATAAGCATTAGAAATACGTTTTTCAGTCGTATCCATTTCTCTTTCTAATTCAGCAACAATATCTTTAAACTTTTTCTTTTGTTGTAAGGATGCTTGTAAATTTTCAAATCTAGAACCTTCTTTTTCTGTTACGTTACCAACTGCAGCACCAGTTTGAGAAGCACTTCTCATTTCTGTAATACCTTGTACAAACAATTGATTTTTAAGTGTGTCTAATTCTGCAGCAGCACTTGCAGCTTCAGTATCAGGAATATAAGATTTAAGCACGCCATCCATGCCAAAAGCTTTACTTAAGTTAGGATTATCTAAAAGTCGTCTTGCAGTATTTTGTATTCTTCTTGTAGCATTTAAACTATACTCTGTAGCTGCAGTAGCTTTAGGTTGTTCAATTAAGAGTTGTTCTTTACTTTTTGGAGATATTGCAGAACTTTCAATTAATGGAAGACCTTGTTTAACTTCTTTTTCTGGTTGTTTAAATCCAGTAGATGGCTTACCTGCAGGGGTAGGTGCTGGGGGACTTGTAGGTTGACCTTGAGGTGTAGCTGAAGGTTGACCTGTAAAATATGTTTCTTTTGTTGGAAGTGAACCACCAAATTTAATACCAGTGTCAAATGTAATTTTTGCACGATCTGCTTCTATTTTTGCAGCATCTCCAGTTGTAGGTAATTGACTATAAATATTAAAATCTTGGAAATCTTTAGCAGTCCATGTGTCAATTGGTTTACCAGTTTGTCTAGAAAACATAGTCACATCTTTGTTAAATTCAGGATTTGCTGCAGCTATAGCTTTTACACCTTCAGATGGATTTGCTAAAAGTATATTTTGATATTGTGGGTATTGTTGCATTAATCCTAAAGTACCAAATTCTTCTCTTGCAAATTTTCTATTTTGAAATTGACCTGTTTGAATATCTTGCATCATTTTTGTTAATTCAGTTTGGGTCATGTAATTTCTAGTAGCTGCATCGATAGGAGCTTGTCTACCAGTTACACCACCAGTAAATCCACCTAATGCAGCACCAGCAACACCTTTATTCCAATTAGAAGCAACACCAGTAGCTATACCAAGACCAGTACCAATAAGTTGTTGTGTCTTAAGTCTTTCTTGCTCTTCTGGAGATAAAAGACCTGCAACAGGAGTTTGTCTTGAAAGAAATAATGTATCTAATAATCCGCTAATATCAGCCATTTTGTTATCCTATTAATGATTGGTAAAATTGACCAATTCTTCGTTCATCTTCGTCATTTAATCTTGCTTGTGAAGCTATTTGAGCCATTTTACCTTTAGAAACTTCATCTCTAGATAGTGCATAGCTAGGAGCTGCTGCAATAGCAGATGATGGATCAAAGTTTGGTCTTGTTATGCCTTGAGTGCCAGTAGCAGCAGCTGTATTTAATCTTTGTTGTTGTTCTTGATTGTTTTGAGTATTTAGCCCAGATAACGCATTAGCACCGCCTAATAATGTCATAGGATTATCTTTGCCATATGAAAATGCACTTGAACCTACATCAGACAATCTTTCGCCAAATGTTAATGGAGTATTTACAACCATTCTTCTTGGGTCTAATGCAAATGGATTTTGTTCTGTTAATGACAAAGGAATTCCAGTAGAAGGCATACCGCTAGAAGTTATGCCAATATTGCTAACTGAAGCACCAATGTCGTCTGTAACATTGGCTAAAGGGCTTGCAAATTGTTGTAGATTATTTATACCTTGACCTGCACCACCTGCTACAGTTGGCGTTAAAGATGTAGCTAATCCTTCTGTTATAGGAGCTTGTGCTAATTGAACACCAGCACCAGAAGTAGCTGAAGTTGTAGCTGCAGGGGCAGCAGATGACAAAAAGCCACCTTGCGAAAACCCACTACCAAATCCACCAGCACCACCAAATGCTCCACCAGTAACACCACCTAGTAATGCACCAGTAAGAGGGCTTTTACCCATAGCAGCAGAGCTTAAAGCACCTACACCAGCACCAATTAAAACTGGCATGCCCATATTATACCTTTCCTACTACATAACAAATAGGTTCTAAAATAGCACGATAAATCATGCCATAAGTATCACGTTTTTTACTTCTTTTTTGTTTCCATATATCAGCAGTCCTATGTCTTGCGATATGCTCTAAAACACCCCTTAAAATGCGTTGTAGGGCATTCTTTTCACCTGCTTTATAAGCATAGTTTACTAATGGTAAGAATAATGTGTGATAACCTTTTTCGTATGCTGGGTCTAAGTCTTTAGATTGTGCTAACCAGATAGCGTTACGGAAGCTACCAAAGCCATATTCTTGATTCATAGCTGTACATACAATCTTGCCACCACCACCAGATTGTGTAGTAGTAGATACTGAACCTGTAGGAGCACCATAAGCAGCACCAAGATAAGCAGATAGTTTTTGATATGGTTTGTTTTGTTCAAAGTTGAATCTGTCAATGTCAGCTTGTAGAGCAGTTTTTTGATAATCTTCTGCGGTCTTACCTACGTTCATAAGTTGTTGAATGTCACTATAATCTGCTTGTGCAAGTGCAGGAGCACCCATAGCAGCAGCATCTTGTCTAGCACGTTCATTAGCAAAATTGCTGTAAGCCAATTCTCCATATTTGTTGGCGAGTGTATTAGCTAATGTTGTAGCTGCTCTGTTTTGAATATCAGCACCTACGTTAGAACCATAACGACCTGCTTGAGATAAATTAGATTGAGCAGCCATAATAGCATCATTGTAGTTTTGTGTAGCACCTTGTGCAGCACCAGCAAGAGCTTGGTTAAAGTATGGATTATTTTGTAAGTAAGCACCACTAATTACGTCTTGTTGTTGTTGTTGTGCAGCAGGAAGTAATGGGCTTCCAGCTAATGCTCTATTCTGTGCAGCTTCTAATGCTTGTTGTGTTTGAGCAGATGGGCTTATAAATGTTTGACCACCATAGTATTGTGGTGTATCTGTTTGGTAAAGACTTTTAGCTTCTTGAAGACCGTATTCAACAAATGGTCTAATAGTAGGGTCTAGTTGGTTTTTAGTTTCAGATGTGCCACCGCCGCCCTTAGAGCCGCCGCCACCACCATAAAATGTAAAGTTGTCTACTAGATTAAATAGCCAATTATTAAGATTAATCATATTATTTGCCTTGTGTGTTAGTTGTAACGATTGGTGAATTTAATAAACCTGTAAACCTACCAGCACCGTATGATGGTAAAGATAACATTGCTTGTTGTGGTAAAGCAGAGTTTAAGTTTGCGTTAAGTGATGGAAATAAATCTTCCATTGGTTTTGGTTGATATGTAGGTTGTTGGTTAAGCAAAGATACCATAGACAAGTTACCGTTAATAATACCTTCAGCATTACCTGTAAATGGCTTGAAGTATTGATTGCCTATTTTTATAGATTTTGCTACTGGACCACCACTAGATGAGCCGTTACCAAATCCAAATAAAGAAGACCCAAACCCACCAAACGGAGCTGAAGATGGTTGATACATAGACCCTCCAAATCCAAGCGGAGAATATCCATACGATACTGGTGCTGGCGTATATGGTTGATACATAGTTCCACCTTGATAATACATGCCGCTAGGCGTATGTAATTGCATACCTTCGTATTGTGATGGGGCTAAGTATGGATTAGTTCTAGCAGGTGCAGCATAAGTATTTTGCACTTGCTCTGTTGGAGCAGAAAAATTTAAAGGTAAATTAATCATATTATTTCTCTAGTATGTATTCCCATGTTTGAGGTTGAAAACCCATTGCCCTTGCTCTACGTTCCCATCCTTTTCTTTGTGAAGAGAATGTAACTTTAGACTTACCGCCTTGTTTTGCTATTGCTTGTATTTCTTTCATAGCTTGATTTTGTAACTCTTCATTATTAATAGCTGACCATGCAGCCCATATATGAAGTGTATTGCCTATAGGTTGCAGTACGACAAAGCCATAAGGTTTGTTATCTATCATGCCTACAAATAACATAGACCTGTTTTCGTAACAATCACAGTAGACATCTTCTACTATCCATTCTGTGTGACCATGTTGTCTTACTAATTCAAGACCATGTTTAATAAACTCCCAATGAGTCCTAAGTTGGTCTTTAGGTATGTAATGTAAAATCATCCTACTATTATATAACGATATACCTTATTCGTGCCTGTATTTGCAGGGTGACTAATAGTAGCTTCGCCTTGTGTTTGTGAGCTAATGTAAGGCTCTGTAAATAAGTTAGTTGTAAATGAATTAGCACTTAAATACTGAATAGTAACAATAACACTTGGTGTTGCAGGTCTAGTAGGGCTAGTTTGTGCTGCTAAATGTTCTACTGTAACTAATACTGAACTTGTAGCCCATGCTAAACTTACATAGTCGTCTTTAGCAAGTTCTATGTTAAAGTTTAATGCTGCAATAAGATTACCATAAATACTTGCACTTTTACGAGCTGGAACAGTAAATTTACTGTTAGAACCTGCAACATCTGAATTATTTTTTCTAAACCATATATCTATGTCATGTTGAGCATTATCAGTATTAACAAATTGAATACTAAACTGAACATTATAAAGACCAGAATAGTCTACTTTTACCTTGTATCCATCTACTAAACTTGTACCTAAAGAATAGTCTGTAGTGTTAAGTGTAATGTTTGCTGTAGCTGTTGTAGTGGCTATGCTTTGGTCAGTCGTATCTTGAAATGCACCGTATGGAAAGTATGTACTAGCTGACGTTTGTGTTTTAGGTTCTAGCCCAATATAAGAGTTATAACCTATACGTTCATCAAATATAGTGGTAGATGAAGCACCTGACGCTGATAATGTGACATCACCTGTATTGTTAGACTTACCTTCTACAAGGTTGTTTACTATTTCTGCTACACTTCTAGCATCACCACCTGTCCAAGGTAGTTTACGGTACATATCACGAGCCATTATCTCGTTCCTTGTTCAGAGTAATCTATATCCATACCAATAGCAGATGACCAGTTAGCACCTGTAGGTGTTAAAGCTATTCTATGATAACGACCTGCACTTCTTACAGAGCATCTATCTTCTTGGCTTGCTGTTACTGCTGTGCCATAAGTAATAGTGTCATCTAACATACGCCTAGAAGCCACAGAAACGCTTGCAGAGCCATTATCTACAGAAGGTCTAATAAGAGTAAGCACAGAGTTATAACCATATTCTAAGTCGTTAGTAATGATAGAACCTGTAGCGTTAGTTCCTGTAAATGTGATAATTCTAGTACCACGAACACCACCAAATAAGAACTTACCGCCTTTATATAATCTATCGTCTAGTGTTGTTACAAGAGAGTCTACAGTTTTAAGTGCTGCTGCAGAAGCCGCCATATCAATAGCAACACCTGTGCCTGAACCCACACCTGTAGCTGTAAATAATACACCTACAGTATTAGCAACCGCACCTATGCCAGTAAATGATGTTGTGCCTACTGTTCTAATTGTGTATGACTTACCTACGACAAAAGAACCTGCTGTTACATTATAAGCTGTATCTATACCGTCTAATGTTGTACCTGATGTAGCAAGGGTAGATAAAACATTTACATCTGTATCAGCTTCACACCATTTTTGTGTTTCAAAGTTATATATAATTAATGCTCTGTTACCAGAAACGGTTGTGTAATTCCAAATAACAAGATTACGTTCTGGGTCTATTGCTGCTGATATAGAATCTATATCGCCAATGTTTGCATTAGCATAAAAGTATCTGTCTACTTTTTCTGAACCAATACCTGTTACTTGTTGACCGTTACATGAATAGAAACCATCATCTGATAAGAAGTATGATACTCCACCGTACTGTGCTATAGAGCCACCTTCTACACAACCTACGTTACGAGAAATAGTGTCAAATTGAAAGAATAATGGTGAGCCAATATATGACATACGCACAATGGCTTTTTCTAGGAATACAATACCAAACTCTCCACCTGTAAGACCTGTTATGTCACCACCATCAGGAAGTTCTTGGAAGTCACTTTGTGATGCAGCTCCAGGAGTCCAATCTGTAGGGTCGTTTATATCACTCCAGTTTACTCTTGATGGATATGTGCCATTACTTATATTAGCAGCTACTACAAAGTCACGAACTACTGTAATGTATTTAGCTACCGGAGCTGCTGCTGCTAAGTCTGCAAAGTCTGTAGATGTCGTTACATCAACATATTGTATTTTTTCAGAACCATTAGACGCTAACGCATAATTGCCAAACTGCACAAATTGCCATCTACCAGAGCCTGTGTATCCACCTACTTTAGATACATCTTCCATAGTTAAATCTGTAGCAGACATTTTAAATAACTTAGTAAGACCCCCTGCGTATACAGATACGTCTGCATTTACTTTAGCTGCAAAGCAATTAGTAAGTGCTTCTGTAGCTACACCTGAATAGTTTACTGCTGACTTAAAAGGACCATATCCTATAGCTAAAGGAGTAACGTTATTAGCTTCTGATACTGCGTCTAATACAGATGGTTGGTCAGGTAACCAGTCTTTAAATGCTATGCGTTGTGTAGCCATTTAAACTCCATATATTAATAGGTAAATAAATATAGTAAAGTATTAATGACATATTATTTAATTTCCATTAACTTTAATTCTTCTAATGTATTTACGGCATTTACTTTATTAGTAATATCACGAAGTCTTTGCTTCTCTGCAACGATAGCAGATGTGTCTGCACCTGACTCTAAAGCTCGTTGGAATGCTATATCTTGTGCTTCTAGTAAAAGTTTGCGTTCAGCACGAAGTCTAGCTTTAGTAATTTCTTTAGCTTTATTAATATCTATAATTATTGCCATGTTATGCTCCTAGTGCTTCGATTTTAGCTGTTAATGCTGCAAGTTCTGCAAGCAGTTCTGCTTTAGTTGGTTGTGGTGGTGGTACGTATTCTGGCACAGGGGGTTCTACATATTCTGCAATTGCACCGTAGTTACCTGCTACGCACTCTGCAAAGATTTTATGTGAGTGTTCATAGTCCCCACTAGCAACTGCAGTAAAAGGCACTAACTCTTCTCGTAAGTCATCAAAGTCTACGTCACAATTAATTGCTGTATGTTCTGCATTAGCCCATTTTAAATTTTTTACATTTGTATAATTCATTATATTTTCCTTTTAACTAATACGAACCCAAAGACCTGGATAACCAGCTGTAGAGCCGTTACCATAAGCTGAGCCAAGGCATCTCCATGTTCCAGTATTGATAAGAGATTGGTTTGCACCTGTTGACCATGTTGATGAACCCCGCGTAATACTGCCGTTGTTTATCGATGTTGCATATAATGAAGACCCTGCAACGGTCGTGTTATTCGTATAATTTGCCACATCTTGGGGTCTTCCAATAACATAACTACCAATCGCATATTGGTCTGTATCAGTAATTGCACCTGTTTGTCCGTTAAGTGATGTAACACCACCTGTTGGAAGTGCAGCACTTGTCCAAGTTGTTCCATTAGATGTTAATACGTTTCCTGATGTGCTAGGAGCTACTAAATTACCTGATAATGCTGAAGTTCCATTACCTAAAATAACTGAATTAGCTGTAATGCTTGAAGCTCCAGTACCACCATCTGCAACAGTTAAGTCAGTAATACCTGTAATAGTTCCCCCTGTAATAGCAACTGTTGTGGAGTTTTGTGAAGCCATTGTGCCTAATGTACTCCATGTAGGTGTTGTACTACCACCTGCTGATAACAATACTTGACCACTTGCACCTGCAGTTCCGTCTAATCTAAATGCACCTGTAATGTCAACTGTGCCTGAAGAAACTAATGTACCTGCGACTGTAAATGGGTCACCACTAGAACCATCTTGCTGGTCTTTTAATTGTGCCATTAAGCCACGAATAGCGTTATTTACGTTAGCTGGTGAACATCCCTCAGCAATGTCAATATTACTAATATCTGTATTGTCTGCTGGGGTTGCTGAATATTCACTAATTTTTGTCTTTGCCATTTATTATCCTTTATCTTGGTGTAACGCTTATAGTTGTATATGGGTATGTTGCACCCAAATCATTTGTTTTAATGTTTGCAATAGCTCTGTCATACAATGCTGACCATGTTTGAACACGTGCATCATTCATTAAATACGGTTCTGCTTCTGCTAGTGTTGCGTATAGTAAAGCATCTGGATAGTTGGCTAGATAGATGTTACTTGCTGTTGTTGTAGAGATAAATGTAGGTTGTGCATAATACAATAAGCTAAGTGTCATTGTAGAATCAGGTGCAGGTGCAAATTGAAAGTTTGAACCAATCATTGTAAAGTAATGTGGCATACCTGATAATGTTGTTTGACCATCTCTAAAGAATAAGTCTGGTGACTGATACTCTAGTCTGATAACAGGGTTACCTTGTATATGTATTTCTCTAACTTCTAATATGTCGCTAGGAAATGCTACTGTGCCTGATGACAAAGATAGCGTAGTAGAACTTAACATCTTTTGTGTGCGTAAATCCCTAGTCATTCTGTATTGTGCTAACTGAATGAAGTCAGGTATCTGTGATGATAAGTCTGTTCGTGCTAAGTAATTTTCTACGACTGTCACGAAGCTAGTGTAATTATTAAACGCCATCTAATTGTCCTTTTAGTCTATCCCAGCACTTGTCCATCTCATCTTTATGCCATTCACTAGCAGCTAATGAGCTTAACCATGCTGTTCTGTCAAAATGTGTTAAGTTTTCTATGTCTTTAATGTTATTGGATACAGGGTTTGCAGGGCTATAAGGTGAACCTATGACAGGGACACCACGAATAAGTGCTTCTACATCTGCGACACTACCAAAACTCACAATGACATGAGCTTTTTCTAATGTTTGTTTAAAGTCACCTTCGCCTTTACGCTTAATGACAATCTTTCTTTCTGTATACTTTCTAATCTCTTCTATTGTTGTATCTAACCAACGAGAACCATTGTAAATGTATGATATTTTCTCTGCCGGTGGTAACACAACTACGTTTTCACCACTACGATACTCGTGAACTTTAGGTGTTTCTCTATCTGATATACGCCAATCTGTGCAATGGTAGTTATTTACGCAGAATCTAGCCCAAGATAAGTCCATTTCTCTATGAAAGTATCCATGGTCTATCAGAATATAGGGTATGTTTTGTTCTCTACAGGCTATTTGTATTTTATCTGCGCCATGTAAATTACCTACTACGACTGGAATAGACTTACCATCCCATTCCTTTGTTAAAGTACCCTTACAATGCGTTTGCAAGCGTTTTAAGACGTTATCTCTGCGTTCTATGCCACTCAGTATTAACTGCATCTAAAACCTGTTCTACGGTGATTGCTTTGCTTTTTAGAAGGCAATGTTGACATACGCTATCATAAGTCCCACATGGCTCTGAACCGTCA